ACGTGGGCAGATCGAAGTGTTTCTGTAGCACATCGATCAAGAGGGCGTGGGTCCACCCCTTCTTGCTGGCATCAAATTTGGTCTTGTCCTCGTCCCAGGCCACGTAACCATTCGCGTGGGCGCGCTCCAGCCAGCCCCCCACCTTTTCGGAGGTGGTGGAGGCTGTGATGAACACGTTGCTGCGATGATTCATCAAGCTGGTGATGTGGGCCTGGAGTGCTAGTACCATGGGCCCTACTATGACCTGGAATAGGTTTTCACGGGCGCTAATCATACGAGGCGTAACGTCAATAGCGGGGCTCGCTGCATCGGCCTGCGAGCGTGAGTCAGCGCAGGTCTCCTTTTCCGAATCCATGTTGTGTTGGGCAACCTTGCCCACCAACGACTCCATCTTGACAAATAGGCCAATGGCGAGATTACGTCTGGAGAATGGATCGGCACCACTATCCCTCTCAGCCATAGCAGCAACGTACTGCTTGCGCTGGGCTGGCGGGTAGTGGTTCAAAAAACTCACATCACTCACCGGCAGGACACGCACGCGCGGGCCGAGTAGGTCCACGACGTGCTCCTCCAAGAACGCGGCAAACTTGCGAATGTTCGTAGGCGAGGTCTCGGGGAAGATGTCTGGGAATGCTCTGTTGGTGATAGCTATGAGTTCGGAGAACTGCGTTGAAGCCACGACTGCGGGGGCGGGCAGAACGATGGGAGCGCAGGCTCGTGAGTAAGCCTGGTCTGCCGTGCCGACGCGGTCGCCTTGGCGAACTCGGACTCGGCATGTGGTCTTGCCGAGGCGCTTGTTCGAGTTTGCCGTCGTGTTGATGAGAGAGTGGGGCAACGTTTCCGTGGTGTTGATGGCATCGCTGGGCCAAATCGGCACGTCCGTGGGGATGACGCGGATATTGGAGGCTGGTGCACCCATGGGGGGGGCGCACCAGCGGAGGCCTGCTGCGAGCACAAGGGCGCAAACAGGGCCCGCCACGGAAGCAGCTTTAATCGTCGTCTTGCATTTGACCTCTATGGAATGTTCGGCTAAAGTGGCGCCGACGTTGTACATGGCGTGCACGCACACCGCAGGGAACCAGCTTAAACGGCCGACATAAGCATGGAGGCACAGTGGTAGCAAGGAGGATTTCGGAAAACCCCGAGCAGACCACTCAGCAAAACCCAACATGGCTGACGCATTGTTGCGGTCGATGTGGGCCATGTGGGCAACGACACTCTTCACCGTCTCCTCCAGCAGTGGCGCAATCACCACATACTGCAGGAGTTTTTGCTGGAGGCTCGTCAGCGGTAGGACGGTACCGGAGGCAGGCAGCACTAAACGCCGCAATGACTCACTTGTCCTATAAATCCGCATGAGAGCTGTCTTGGTAGCACGCCATCGCCACATAGCGAGCATGAG